GACCCACAACAGTTGATGTTCCTAAATTTCCCATTGCTGTTACATTTGCAGATGTTCCAAGAAATCCCATATCCTCTACAACAGCAGATGTACCAAGCAATGCCATATCAGCTATAACATCACTTACTCCGAGTAAAGCCATTGCACTTACATTAGAACTTGTACCAAGCAAACTCATATCTTCTATAACTGCTGACGTAGCAAGTAATCCCATATCTTCTACCACAGCAGAAGTTCCTAATAAATTTATAGATGTGGTTACATCAGCTAAACTTTGGACAGCAGTAATAGTTGGTCCAGCTTCCGCCGCACCAGTTGTTGCATTAAATCCTAACACTGTACCTACTCTTGATGTTTTGAGAGGGAGTTCCATAGATGCAGAATCATCTGAATCTTGCAATCTTATTGATCTTGAAATTGTATCATCAACATCAGCAACAATAGCAACTTGCCTATCTAACTCAGTATTTAGAGAAGAAATATTAAATGCACCTTGAGTTGGAAAATCAGTTGTTCTTTCTAATGCTATTCCTCTTGTAATTACAACAACTTGTTTAACTGATGATGCATCTACTTCATTACCAGAAGTAAAAGTAATAGAACCAGTTGAACCATTACCTCCTGATACCGTGTAATGAGTAGTAATAGTTTTTAAAACATTATTTACAAAAACATTTAAATCGGCATCTGCAAAAAATTCAAAGTCAACTTGAAAAGTAGCTACAGGGTCTGATGTCCCTTGAGCAACTGTATAACTTTTTCTTGGTGTATTATCCGATACTGATATTGTCATTTTTTAATCCATTCTCCCAGCTATAGCACGACTCATATCGTTTACCTGATCTTTTATAAACCATAACCTAGCTCCAGGCAAATTAGCAAGAAATTCTTTTGTCCCTTCACCATAGTCACCAGTAATAAACTTAGCCGCACCTCTTGCTAAATCTGTAGTAACACTCACGCCAGCACCTAACGGAGCTGTCGCGGCATCGATATAATCTTTTTCTTGCGGAAACTTAGGAGAAACTAAACCCATAGTTAGGTCTGGTCCACCAAGAGCAAGAGATGTTTGTATAGAAGTATAGTACATATCTGAGTATAAAGCCGCCAATCCAGATGTATCAAAAGAACGTAACATCTTATCTTCAAGACTCATATCATCCAGAATGTAAGGATTATTTCTGTACTTTATCATCAAGCTCATGTATCCAAGAGCCATCGATGCACCTATACCAACAAGCCTATTTGTTACTGCACCCTGAGAATAAAGAGTCGTTATTTTATTCAGAGCAGCAAAAGAATAAGAATAAAATTGAAAAGGTAAACCAAGTATTGCGTTCTCTACTCGAGCATAACCTCGAATACGGCGATCCTCTGTGAGACCCATGAATCTACCAATACGCATTGGCACATATACAATACCATCTGTTATCAGAGGTTTATCTGCTGGTGATCCCATAAGAACAGTGTTCTTAATACCAGCGTTCATTGTTCGTCTAAAGATTTTAGTAGCTTCAAGATCGTCCCATGCGTCTGAGTTAGCAAGATAAAAACCATCAGAGTCCTCAATGAATCCTTTCTTCCGCATATTATTAATCTTTGATGCATCTTTCCTATCAATACCCATACGCAATAACCACTGCGTTTCTTTTGCTGTTGCATTACCATTAGCTAGCTTTATAGAATAGTCAATGATTGTATGAGAGTTTGCCATTGATGACATCATCTTAAATGTTCTTGTCATGGGAGCTAGAAGATTAAGTTGGAAGAATATGTTCTTTACTTTTGTTGTATCAAACAGTGTACCTTGAAATGGATTGTTTAACATATCTTCTTGTAGTCTAAGATGAACATCACCCTTCAGTATCTCGAGCATCTCACCACAAAGCCTACCTTCCATAGCATTCATTCTTACTTTGTTATTGCTCAACACTTGAAACATCTGCTTAAATAAAGGAGCTAATTCATTTTGCATAAGTACAGTTGCGGCATCAGGCAGAGTCGAAAAACCAGCACTACCGAGATAGTTCAATGTTGCTAGGTCTTTCAGTATTTGTGCAGTCTTCAGACTCAAAGATTCTGGGTTCTGTATAACAATACCAGCAACTCTATCATAGCTATGCAAGAAGTCTCTTCGTAAAGCATCAAGAGATTTCTTACCAACTCCATTCTTTGCCTCTCGAGCAATGATCTTACCAATAACTATCTCAGGGTCTTGATACCCAAATGTTTTATAGAACTCATACTGTGCCGCTGTTCTATTTGTATACGTCATCATAACTTGAACTGGGTTCGCAATAATAAACTCAGATACTTTACTGTTCGGTATATCTAATAGTCTATGTCGAAAGTGCTTAGATTTACCATAGCCATACGATATCTGATTGAAGGGATCACCCTCATTGATAAGCATATCAATAACTTCATCAACTCTTTTACTTATCTCATCAGGATTCCTAGATAACTCAGTAGAAGAAACTGTCTTTGTTTTCTTATTGTAAACAAAAGCATTTGGATTCTCTTGAAACCAAGTCATAAGTATTTCTTTGAACTGCTCTCTTTGCTCAATAATCTTTTGCTTATTCCAGAATCGAGCAAAGAAGTTTTCATCTTTAAATACTTTGCGTTCACCATCCTCACCAAGCTTAGACTTCAAAGCATTTTCTTCTTGTCGTAATTCTCTGCGTATTCTTTCTCTCAAGATAATTAATTCTTCAAGCTCATTTCTCTGCACAGCATTACGCTTCTTCATATTTTCAAGTTCACTTATCCGTGTAATTACTCCGTCTTTGGGATCGGTAAGATCATAACGTAACTTATCAATACGTCTACGCAGACTGGCATCAGTAGCTAGATGACCAGTCTCTGCTAACCTATCTTCCCATTGCTTAAAGAATTTATTCCATACATCCTTTGCTTTATTCTCAAGAGGTGTCATGTTTGCATTATCAGTTACACTCTTCTTCCAAGTATCTTCTAGCCATTGATCATACCTCTTACGACCAAAGTTGTAATCCATCTTTGATTCTACTGGAACACCCTTACCAGTTATCTCACCATAAATCTCAAGCAGTTGATCATGCGCTTTCACCCATTCACTTTCATATTCAGATGCTTTGATATAAATGCTATGTGGCATTTTATATCCCATGAAGTTTCCTTCAAGAGCAGTACCATGATCGCCAATCAACTTTATCAAATCTAATTTAGTTTCTTGACTATACTCTTTATTTTGTAGCACACGCTTATATGGATTAGTTACTCCTCGATAGAACCAGCTTCGTGTAAACATATTCTCAGCTAGATTATATGGGTTCTTCATTTCACCATTACCTTTCTCTAGCTTTCTTATTTGTGCTTCACCTTCAAATTTTTTTGCTAAAGCACTAACATTTTTCTTTGTAAGATTATTTCTTAATTGTTTCTCGGTGTAATTCTTTTTGAGATACGCAACTAACTTATCAGGATCAGATAGCTCTTCAACAAGCTCATCAGTAAATCGAGTTTCATTCATACGCATACTAAAACTTTGCAAGCCATCATCAGTAATGTCATATACACGATCTGCTCTTTGACCTATCTTTGCCGCTTGATCAGGGTCAACTGTATTTATAATCTTTGTAAATTCATCTATCTCAGCAATAGTTTTATTTATAGTATTTGCTCTTATATTTCCAGCAACAGATTGTAAACCACCAAGAGTACTACCTACAAAAAACGCAGAACCAAGATTCAAAGCTGATTCTGTTTTAGTTGCAGTCGGATCAAAAAGCTGACGACCTACTTCAATAGGAGCTTGTGTTGCTGTTACACCAAGACCAACGCGGAACGCTGATCGAGCAATACCAAGAGCTGGTCCACCAAATGGCAAGGCTACAAGATTCAAAGGATCAAACAATCCAGTTGTTAGTTGCGCCCATATACTTGAGTTCGATAATATTTCTCTACGTTGTTTCATCTTATCAATCTGAACTTTCATATCGTTAAGATGATCCATGTTCTTTGCGTCTTTCAAATCATTATAATACTGCTCGTATTCTGTACCTTTAATCTCGTTTATGACACTCAGAGAATCATCAACAGCAACATCTCCATACTTAGATTCAAGATACATTGCATTAAGAAATGATTTGTATTGATACCCTAAGTTTGCATTGAGAGTATCAGTCCATGTTGGGTTTGCATTATAATCTTGCTGGTATCCCTTATGATACTGTAGAGTAGGAGTTGGTGTATAGAATCTCTCATTAATATTTTTCATTCAACCATTCTTCCATAATAATCATCAAGAAACTGAGCAATACTGAACTGCACAACATAAGGTTGTTTGTTTTCATCCTGATCAACGAGATACTTAACCTCTCCTTTATCAGCAAAGACTACATCAAACACAAGGTTTCGTGCGCCTTGCATCTGATTTAATGGCGCATCGAGGTTGAGAAAGGGTGCTTGTGCAGAACCATATTGTGGTGCAAGCCATATCTTCTTTCTATTGGTATCAAATGTATCTCCACCAAATCGACCAAGAGTTTCTGGAGCATCGAAGAACATACCAGACAATTCTAAACCTAGACCTACCATTGGACTAAATGGACTTGCTCTTTCCATACGTTCTCTTAGTGAGATGTCTCTTTCACCAAGCTCTCCTCGATCATGATTAGAGTTAGTGAGAGTAAAGTTTCCAACTTTTAATATTTCCCTTTCAACATATTCTAAAAAGGCTTCTCTCATTTCCTGATCTGGCATGAGTCTAGCTAATGCAAATGGTGATCTATATCCACCATCTTTTGAACCATAAGCAAAGACATCCAGCACATAGTCCTCAGTCTTTGGAAAGTGAGTCTTAACTAAACCATCAACCCAGTCTTCAACATCACTTATAGATGGATTCATTTGTCTTTCAACTACTTGCTGATACATATAAAATGGTAAAGCATTTTTAACTACACGAAAGAAATGCGATCCTCTACCACCAGCATTTGCAATGGAATCAAACCCAGCAAGTTTATTATCAATGTTTGCTACTCTTTTATCATCTGTATCTGCTTCACCAAATGTTGCGCTATATATTGTTTTATACTGCGCTCCTCTATCTTCTCGTTTGAAGTTACTGAAGTTACGAAGTATTTGGGAAAGATCATTTGATCCAATGAGTTGCGATGCTCGATAGGCTTCTCTTATAAGAATCATTTTTTCTTTCCCAACAAGGTCATCAAGACGATGTACCTCATCAAAGTTACCAGACATATCTGGTTCTGGAGAACTTGCTTTTATTAAAAAGTCAATGATACCATTTATTTCTGAAGGCTGTGCTTTACCTTCAAAAACATAATTGACTACTTCTTCAAAGCTCTTGGGAATTATATTCTTTTCAAACACCATACGATCCATTTCTTCTCGTAGTTCTCCACTTTGCATGTCAGCAGAAAAATAAGCTTTCTGTAAATCAATGCCAGGGAATCTACCTTCAAGATATATATCAGCCGCTTCCTTTTCTTTGTCTGTTGGTTGAAAGAATCTATAATCATTACGTTCTCCACTGGGAGTTGTTGGAGCTATACGACTCACAGTCTTTGCAAGTTCAAGTTGTGTCTTATTTACTTTTTGAATTTGATCTGCTCTCCTTGCATCAGCCTCAAGCTTTACAGCAATAGCCGTTCTAAAGTCTTTATCAAATCCAGCAACAACATCTCGTTCCATATTTGCTGGACCAACTGGCTTGAGTTGAGTGCTTGAAGTAAGTTGAGCTACTGCCATTTGTCTATCAGTGAAACCTAAGTTTGATGCAACTTTCATTGCACCTCGACCACCACTTCTATACATCTCAGCAAGTGCTAACATCTTTTGTGTATCTGCTGTTCCGTTCTCATATTTAAATTGACTAGCTGAATATGTAGCAATCATATCGGCGGCAACATCGTTAAGATATCCGATAGCAGAAGAAGCTTGTGGTTCAGTAAGAATAGCCTTCTTACCAGATACAGTTTTTCCATTTATTTCTTTGGTTGGTACACGTTGAGCATTTATAATCTCATCTTTCTTTTTGCTGATGATGTCAGTAAACCCAGCAATATCACCAGTGCCAATAGCATTAGATAAATTCCTAGACAACTCAGTATATTGTCTACTGCCAACTTTACCTATGTTGAGTAGATCAATCTTTGTTCTTTCAGATTCAGCATCGATAAAATCTTCTTGAGATGTTAATACTGCTCCTACTTGACTTGATGCATACGCATCAACTCTATTATCAGCAACAATTAGTCTTTGTAGATTTTGTCTTAATGCTCCTCGCATACCAGCATTATCAATATGCTCCAGAAGTTCAGCATATTCTTTTATCTCAGGAGGCTGTCCATCAAAACTCTTTAGATCAAGTCTACCTCGTCCAGATATCTCAGCATTAACAGCGTATGCAAGTGTTTGTCCTTCAGGAGTCTTGAGATGCTTTCTAAATTTATTCTCAAACTTTGCCATAGCAATGTTAGAGATTTTCTTTTCTGTATAGTTAGCACCATTAGTTGAAGCTTCACCAATATCAAAAGAGTTATCTATACGCTGTACGAGTTCATTGTGATGTTCGTCATTACCTTGCTTAATAGCTTCGATTGCCTTTCGCACAGTCAACATGCTTGAACTACCAAGTGTGCTTGCTGAGTAAGCTAAATCTCTTGCTGTCTCTGCAGTAAGAAGTTTGCCAGCTTTCTTAATCTCATTATTAGTTGCATCTATATGAATAGTATTTACTAAACCACTTGAATACTTTGTACCTATGTCAGTTATTAATCGACCATACTCCGGTCCAAATGGTGCGGCTAAGTCAGATACAAATGCACCCATAAGATCACGAACTTTATTTGCTCCAAACGGAAACTTAGTTCTTACCTCAGTTCCATAAGCTTCAATCTTTTGAAGAGCAATCTCTTTTACTCGACGTCTAGCTTCTTGTCTGATGACAGCAGAGCTGGTCATACCAAAACCTTTTGCTGGTAAATCAGCTATTAACTTATCGACAAGGTTTACTGGTTTACCTTCTTCATCTATACCGAACAACTCAGCATCAGATTTAGATGAGATGTATTCTAATCCTTTCTTCTCTGCTTCAACTGCCGCAAGCTTGAAAGCTTCATTAGACATTTTGCCTATTGCATTTGCAGTCTCAGCTAAAGAGTTAGCAACAGACATATCTGCTCTTATAACTCCAATAGAGTCACTTCTTACTTGTCTTTTATATTTTACAACCATTAACTACTCTTATAAAAATCTGCCGCGCCTGATGCAAGGGTTGACAATGCAGTTATCTGTGAAGCTCTAAGTGCCGCATCACCAGCTCTCAAAGCACTTAACCTCCTCAATCGCAACTGCTCTCGTTCAGCAACTCCCTTGAAATCAATACGCTTTGTATCTTCACCAGCCAAAGCTTCTTGAGATTCACGAAATTTTCTCAAAGAATTATCATCATCTCTATTCATAAAAGCAAACAGAGATTCATTTGTTTCAACAGCATCATCATATTGATCAAGAATATCATTATGCGCTTCCATAGTTTGTATCTTGCGCTGAAATCTTTCTTGCTCAAGCTGTGCGGCTTCTGCTTCTTTTTGCCTTTTTATTTCTTGACCTCTAGCTATTGTTGCACTTGCCGCTAAAGCAGAACCGATTAAACCTAGAAACTGAAACATTAGAATGTAACCTCCGCTATAATTGAATTTACTTGTAATGATAGAGGTGCAGATTGACTAATAGAAACTTGAGGGTCTTTTGAATAACCAAGTAATCTAAACTCTCTTTTACCAGTTACTGGTGTTCGAGCTTGACTAAGATCATCTGTTACCTGACGTATGATTAGATTTGTATTGTTTACTGATACTGATAAAGTGTTACTCAAATCTACTATAACTTTATTCATACCTCTTGGCTCACCACTCAAAGGTCCAACTGCTGTCATTGCATCAACTGGATTTGTTTTCAGATTAACATCAAACTTAAATCCTATCTCTGCTGATGAAAGAGAATTGTCCACAGCCGATACATCGATGTTGCCACTAGCCACAGTAAACTGACCAAGATAATGAGTGCCACTGACCACATCGAGGATTGCACCGTTAGCAAAGTCAGCACTGACGCTGAAGACTCCGTTAGAACCAGAATATGTTTTAGCCATATCAGTATTAAAGCTAGTATCAAACTCACAGAGAATATATTTATTTGTTCCATCTCCCTTATCAAACTTAACTACAGCATACACTCTTGTATCAACTGTGCAAATAGAATGAAATGAACCCTGACTTGTAAACTGTGTCCAGCCATATCGTTGCTCACCTCTATTTGAATTAAACACACCAAGAGTTCCATCAGCATCTACAAGAAAGTAATAGCTTTCAGCACGATCAATACCACCAGCAAGAGTGCTGGCTTGTATCGGATTCTTAATCAGATGAGAAGCAAGGCTTGATATCGGTTGACCAGTATAAGCATTTTGTCCATCATCAAATAGAAACTCTCTTACAATCTCACCAGATGTTTGTACATACACAGTTGCACCATCAAAGACATAAGGCTTAACAAAAGCAGAACCAAAAGAAGTTTGTCTTTTGATTGTAGCATTTGTAGGAGTTGTAGGCTTTTCAACAAAAGCTGGTACAATAAATTCATCCGTTGATGTAAAACATTGTAGGTCTCTATTAGATACAAGATGACGTATAGTATTGACTTCTCCTATTGCCGCAGTAATATCAATAGAGTCATTATCACTTGCATCACCAATATCAAAATTGAAAAACTCATTAGACTTACTAGCCCAAAGACCATCTGGCTGTGATATTGTACCTCCATACCATAATCTATTCTGATGAAATGTTACAGCTCCAGGATATCCTCTTAGTTCTGAGTATGATTGCTCTGACCAATTCGTAGCTGGCGCATGTGTTTCAAGGAAGGGAGTACCACCACCAGCTACTGAATCATTCGCATTACCACCAGCGGTAAATGTGAACGTATTGTCATCAATCACTTCTGCTACTGTTCTGTTACCATTTAGATTGCTTGCAGATATACCACCAACAGTGTTTGCGTTTGTAATTGCAAATGCATCTCCAGCTGAAAATCCATGATTAACTAATGTCACAGTAACTGTAGCCACACCATTGTCAGTCCGAAAAGAATCAACCTTCAATCTTTTCTTGAGTGTAGCCAAACAGTTTCCAGTTGCTTGAGTTGCAGACTGTACAGATGTAATAGTTATTTCTTGATCATGATACTTAACAGTAATACCAACATGTTTTGAATCTGGATAATCACCACCTGACTGTGAACCAGTCAAATCCCAATACGCGGCACTTGTTGTAAGCGTTATACCATTACCAGAACTTGCAGAAGGATCAAGCGTAACACCCAAGTCTTGGAATTGAAAATATGGTTGGTAAATCTTTGCACCAGCAGATTGTGTATCAAATGTCTTAGTCTCCATTTGAAATGAAGTAAGTCCAGTACGCACAAGCTTACGAACCATAAAAGTCTGGTGCGCAATAAACATAACATCACCGGATTGTGCATACGTTACTTCATGCATATTCAAATTAGTAATGGGTATAGTAGCACCACTTGAATCTGCTGTAAGGGTTGCCGCTAAAGTAACTGCATTGTTTGTATCAATCTGAAATACTCTTATCTTTTGATGCTCAAGAGAAACAATATATCTTTCATCATCTGAAAATATAAAAGGAACAAGTCTATGTTGCTGAGTCTTTGAAGCATCTATTGTTGTATCAAATTCATATATCTTAGAAAGACCAGCTCGTTTTATCAGCCCACCCTCTGCTCTCAAAAAAAAGTTCTCTATCTTTTGTGCAGAAGCAGTATAAACCTTTGTATCTGTTCTGGATATAAGACTAGGACTAATCTCTCCAAACTGGAAATTCGTGAGGGATACTTTTGCTTTCTGCATTAGCTTCTCCTAAATGCACTGAATCTAGTTTGTGGGATCACCCTAGTTGTTTGTTGTTGTGAATCAATGTTTCGTGCTTTGAGCATTGCACGATCTGCCATCTGTGTCATCAGTTGCATTAAACTACCATCTCTTGCAATAGATGTAGCAAACGCTGAAGCAAGTGCATACTCAAGAGCAACAGTAAAATAACTTGGGAAGTCTTCTTCCCTTGCTCTGAATGTATAATCAGCAACCACAGAATCTTGCGTAGAGGTATCAGCAAAAACCATATCACCATATATCTGATACTGAACAAGAGAATCATTCACAGTAATTGCATGAACAATAAGTGTCTCTGAAGGGAGTTGATATGCTAAATCATATCGACCAGTAGGTGCATCAGTAAGTCTATTCAATACAGCTTGATCTGATGCAAACCTCCAGCGTGTATTAGATAATGCACTACGGCAGATATCTTCATAGAGACTCGAAGCAACTAATGATTCTGTTGTACCATCAGTAAACGAGGTTATCGGTTCAGCTCCTATCAAGATAAGAGCGCGACTCGATATATCTATTGCGC